AATTAGATGCTTTTATTCCGCCGAAGCCAAGTGAAGAAGCAATTTTAGATACCAATACTTGTCAATGGATAGAGGTTATAGATGAGCGGCTATAGAACATGGACACCTGGCGAAATCCTAACTGCCAGCAATGTTCAGAATTATCTACAAGATCAAGCATTGATGGTTTTTTCTAACTCTGCTGCTCGCTCATCTGCCGTTGTATCACCAGACGAGGGAATGGTTTCCTACCTAACTAATACCAATGTTATTGAATACTATGACGGCAGTAACTGGGTAAATCTTTTGACTGCTGCTGGAACTGCTGGTGTATCGGGTCAGGCTTTTGTGTCTGGAGGAACTGCAAAACCAGCATTCGGTGACATGAATGCTCAATACATTGCAACCACTCTGACAAACAAGTCAGCCGCCTATACAGCCGTATCTGGTGATTCAAACACCGTTCTAAACTTCACTAGCGCCGCTACTGTGACTTTCCCAGATGTTTTGACTGAAATTGGTGACATGATTCAAGTCATAAACAATTCAACTGGAACTGTGACTCTAAGGGCTGGAACAGGTGTAACATCTTGGGCTGGTGTCGGAACCGCTGGAACTGCCACTGCTTTTCTTATGGATACCCCATACACAGCAGCAGCAATTATCAAAACAGCCGCAAATCAATATAGGGTTATTGGCAATCTGATAACATGATTCCTATTTATGTCATGCAGGGCAATCAGACCTTCAGGTTAGATTACTTAGTCATAGCTGGTGGCGGTGGTGGCGGAAGCATTGTCAACACAGTGGCAGATTGTGGTGGCGGTGGAGCTGGTGGATACAGATGCAGTGTCCCAGGTGAATCTTCTGGTGGGGGTTCTTCTGCTACTTCAAGAATTACTTTTTTTGGTGGTCAAAGTATCACAATTACAGTTGGGGCTGGCGGTGCTGTAAATAGCAACGGCAGTAATTCGATTTTGGGCACCGTAACTTCAATAGGTGGTGGCACGGGCGGTATTTCCACTGGTGTAAACGGAGCAAACGGAGGCTCAGGAGGCGGGGCTGCGGTAAATACAACTGCTGGAACAGGCACATCAAATGAAGGATTCAATGGTGGTGCTAATGGAGGTGCTGGGGGTAACTATCCAGCAACATTTCAATCTGGTGGTGGAGGAGGTGCTGGTGAGGCGGGAAACACTGATGGTATTGGTTATGGTGGGGATGGCATCGCATCTTCAATAACAGGATCTTCTATAACTCGCGCTGGTGGCGGTGGAGGATCTAGTGGTGGTGTTTATGGACAAAAACCTGGAGGCGATGGAGGTGGTGGCGCTGGTTCTAAAAATAATTATCAAGTTTCAGGCAATACAGTTCCAGCCGTAGCGGGAACCGTAAATACTGGTGGCGGTGGCGGAGGAGGGTTCTATAACGCCACTTTTGGAGGCCAAGAAGAAGGAAAGCCTGGTGGTTCTGGCATTGTTATTATTCGTTATTCTTCAAGGGCAAGGACCCTCAAATCTATTGGAGCTGGGCTAACCTACAGCTATTCAGATAACGGAACTTGGAAAATATATACATTTACCGCTGGAACTGGCTCTATTATTTTTTAGGATAAAATAATATCATGGCAGAAGAAACAACTAGCGTCCGCATAACTCAAAAAGACATCTATGAGAAGCTTTTAGAGCTTCAAGCTATTCAGATTGAGATAGTCGCAGACATCAAAAACCTCAAAGACCTTCCTGCTCGTATGAACCGCGTAGAACAGAAACTTGCGCGCATGGAGTGGATTGAGAAGCTAGTCTTTACAGCTCTAGGTTCTGGCATTACAGGATTTATAGCTGCTATCTGGGCCATTCTGCGATGAGACATCCATTCTCTAAAAAGACAATTACTTCCCGATTCGGTGCAATCAAGGGCCGTGTTATTCCGCACCGTGGACTTGACTACGCACCAAAAGAAGGCACACGCATTCCCGCTGTCAGTGGTGGAACCGTGCAGGTTGTCAAGTGGTCAAGCATTCTCGGTTGGGTGCTGGTTCAGACTGCCTGGGATTCAATCAATGACAAAGTTGTTTACATTGGCTACTGCCACTTGCAGGAGCAGCCAAAACTAAAACCAGGAACTGTCATTACTCAAAGCCAGACAGTCGGCAAAGTAGGCAACACGGGGTCAGCTTCCAAGGGCGCTCATCTTCATCTAACAATTGGCCCAAGGGTCACATCGGTAACATTCGGCACTGTCTTTGACCCTGAAAAGTTCATTGACGAGCGTCTCGATGCCTAGCTGGAAGCACCGCCGCAGGCTGATCTACATGAGCTTTGCTCTATCTGCCTTGATGATTCTGTTTGGTGCAGCTACCTACGCTTCTGACAGTTCGGTCAGCAGGGAACTAATAATCGGCGGTGTCGCCTTGATAAGCATTATTCTGACCGCTTATACTGCATTTGCAACATACGAAGATGTAAAGACAAGGAAAAGGGACAATGAAGATTTTTAGTTTGGAATTTTGGAGCTACGCTGGCGAGCGCGCCATCAAGACAGTAGCTCAGTCTGCAATCGCTGTTATTGGAACTGGTTCAATCGGACTATTCGCAATTGACTGGGTTAGCCTGGCATCGGTATCGCTAGGTGCTGGACTGCTGTCTATCCTGACTTCAGTTGCTTTCAAAAAAGACTAGGTTCGTTATCTATAGGTGCGACAACGGCCATGCGCTGTTGTTAGGCCACCTTGTAAACAATCGCGGTCTGAACATCTCCCCGTCTCCAGTCGTATGTTCGTCCTGCACGAGTAGCTTTAGCTACTGTGATTTTCCCGCCTTTTTTAAGCTTTCGCCTCTCGTAAGCCGTTAGTCCGCCCCACACACCAAACTCCTCATTAGTTTTCAGTGCGTAAGTCAAGCACTGTTTCATAACTGGACACTGAGCGCATAGCTGCTTGGCCACCATGTATAGATTGATTCCGTCATCCTGATCTGGAAAAAACAGCTCTGGGTCTGTATTGGTGCAGGGTGGGATTGTCGGCGCTTGTTCCATCGCCTCAGCAAGCTTTATGTATTCAGGATGATAAATCATGCAAGCAATCTAGGCTTGCCAATTCAGTTTGTCAAATCAGCGTTCTTCGGGGCTAGTGCCGCCCCAGATGCCGTGTCTCTGGTTGGTGCGCAGCGCATAGTCAAAGCACTGTTTCTTGATGGGGCAGTCGTAGCAGATACCTTTAGCAATAACGCTCATCTGATGCCGCACCGTAGCATCTGGCTCATCCTCTGGATACCACAGCGCAGGGTGCTTTTCGCACTCTACTCCGCCTACAGCCTGTATAGAAAATAACAATTTCATATACTCGCTTGATAAATGACCTAGCCATTTCATAAGATAAGGCTATCCAATGAAAGGACGAATTTGGAGATTTACGCACCACAAATACTAAATGGGGCAAAGCTGCTGGGAAACTTTGAGCCAGGAAGCCCTGAGTGGCATTCTGAGCGGTCTAGGGGCATTGGGGGTAGTGAAGTAGGCACCATACTCGGTCTAAACCCTTACGAGAGCGCCTACGCTCTATGGGCTAAAAAGACAAACAGGATTCCATCTGAGATTCAGGAGAATTGGGCAATTCGGTTCGGTAAGGCTTTTGAGGAGCCAATCCTAAAACTTTGGATGGAGGAGCATCCTGATTGGGATGTCTATACAACTGGCACATACGCAGATGGCGACTGTGAATACCGCCACGCTAACCCTGATGCCATAGCCATCCACAAGACCACTAAGGAGATGATGGTCATTGAGGTCAAGACAGCTCGAAGCACCTGGGAATCGGTTCCGCCGTCCTACATGGCTCAGGTCTTGCACTACATGGGCGTGCTGAAGATACAGCGCGGCATGATCGTGGCCGTAGCAGGTATGACCTGGAACGAATACGATGTGCCATTTATCGCATCGGCCATAGACCTACAGAACGAAATGATTGACCAATTCTGGGCTTCGATTCAGTCAGACAAGAAACCTGAATGGGATGGCTCGGAAAGCACCTACTTGGCAGTTAGGGCTGAGAACCCTGAAATTGAGATTAGAGACCACGAACTCGGTCAGGTAGGGGTTTTACTACTCCAGGCCCAGGAAAGGGCTGATAGGGCCAATTCTGAGCTTCTGAGGGTCAAGTCTGAGGTGATGGACAGTATGGGTAAAGCCAAGTATGGAACTGTCAACTCAGAACGCATAGTTACACGCCAGATGAGAGGCAGCTCGCCCTCACTGGTTATCACCAAAAAAGGCACAAGCTGGATCTAGGAGGAAAAATGCCACGCTTTGATTTATCTACTTATGAAACTGTTGAAGAAAGAATTAGGAAGTTCTACAAGGAGTATCCCGATGGACGCATTATCACGCAGAACCTTACAACTACTACTGACCGCTCTGTGGCGACTTGGGTTGTTGGCGCAGCGGTTTACCTTACTGCTGGCGACCAAGCAAACAATCTCCCGAAGGCCACGGGTTTGGCATTCGAGATTGATGGTGGTCCTGGTGCGAATCAGACTTCGGCTCTTGAAAATGCAGAAACCTCTGCCATCGGGCGAGCTTTAGCCTCTGCTGGATTCAGTGGCAACAAGCGCGCATCTCGCGAGGAGATGGAAAAGGTCAATCGCGTTACAGAAATGAAAGACAATTGGTTGGTTGAAGCGGATAAGATTTCAGACATAGGCGGTTTGCGCTGGCTCTACGCAAAGGCGAAGGGCGAAGGTGCAACACCTGATGTTCTGGAAAGGATTGAAGCTCGTGCCAAACAGTTCAGTGCTGATGTCGAAAGTGGCGGAGCTGACGGAGGCGTATCAACAGGCGCTACAGAAGGGCAACAAAAATGAGGCTGCCTTCTGGAAAATCGAACTTACTTATGCGATTTGGAATCTAAGTGATACCTTCCCAGATCACAGAAGAAATAGCCCGCCTGATTCAGGAAAACCAACGCGGGGCTGATGCGCTT